CAATAATATGCCGAGCTTGAGTTGCGCAGCAGGAACAGGGCCGAATACGACCCCGTATCGGAAGCGCGACGAGCGCGACCAAACACAGTCACAGCAGTAGTAGCTGGAATGCTTGTCTGCGACGGGTTGAAGCGATCCCCAGAAGCGTCTATGCGGAAAGCCATGTCACATCCTCAACACGGTACGCATCCCCATCGCATCGGGGGAGTAGTTGCGGGTGTGCGGGCCGGAAAGCGAAGGCGCTTCCCGATACGTCGCAACAATCGTCGGGGAGATTTCTGATCCGGCTGAGTTCGCGGTGAACCGCGCTGTGAACGACTCCGTGCCGGTGGCGATGGCGTAGCCTGCCTGACCGTATTCGGAGTTGACTGGGTTGCTGTCGTTGACCGCCCATTGGGTCGGCGTGTAGCTGCCCCACGCACCGAGCGCAAGAGCATAGCTACCATAATCGGTCGCCGGGTAAGACGCGACCGCGACGACAAGCTCATTCGCTTCGGAGCGGGCCGGAACGGTAACGTCCCAGTAAACATTCGGACTGCTGCCGCCGTAAGTTACATCTACAGCCGCTGCCTGATCGAGTGGCGACGATGTGGCAATCCCGCTCACCTCCATCGCCGCGCCAGCCATTACGCCGTTAGCGGCAACAATGGTGACGCCAAGGCTCGACTTGGTGCGGTCTACCTTCCCGCTCGCGATGAGGGTGCCTTGCTGTGGACTTCCAGCGTAGTTCCAAACATCGCGGGCGTAGGTGTTCGATCCGCCCGTCGCGTCGTCGGTCGGCGCATTGGGGAACGAGGGATCGCCTGCGGCGTATGCCCACGCTGAAGCGATGATGCGGTTGCCGACGACCGGCGTGGACGTCGATAGGTAGACCGTGCCGGTATATCCGGTCGAATCGATAGTCGCCGTGATCTGGACGACGCTTATCGCCATGCGAGACTCGCGCTAAGTTTGAGCGGCGCGAAAACCTCTGCGGACACGCGAACGGCATCGGGCGGAACGGGAACCGGAACCCCGTCCACTACCGTCTGAGGCCACAGGATGTTGACGTAATCGGCTAGGCGCGTCGTGCTGGTGCGAGGGTCGATGACCGTGCCGCCGACAAACGTGCAACTCGCAAGCGGTCGCCACTCCGCGCCGTACAGTCCCTCAAAGAGAACGGACAGCACCGGGTCGGCATTGGTGAGCGGCCACACGCCCGTCGAGTCACGCTCGATCTCGATGCGAGCGCCATTATCCCCTAGCTGGCGACCGTCAATCGTGAACGGCCCATACGTTCCAGCATCGAACGCCCGTAGGTTAAGTGCGAATGTGCGGGCCATTATTTACGCCGCGCCGCGATCAGCAGCGCCTTGTCGAAGATCACGAACAAAGGAACGAAGTGCCGCTGCCATCGGTTATCTCTTACCTAGAGCGACTGCGTTACTTCGCTCCGAGCGTGTTCAGACGCAGTTCAAGTTCGTGGATGCGGCGTGCCTGCCAGTCCATGTGAGTGCGGACGGCGGTCAGTTCCTTGTTGAGCGCCGCGACTTCCGCTTTCCAGAGGTTGCGTTCCCGCGTCGTGATGACGCCAGAAACTTCTACTCCAGTAGGCAAGAAGTCGCGGACCCCCATCACGCAGCGGGCGGCGTGTTGGCAGCGACGGCAGCAGCCAGCGCGTCGGACTGCGCGGCCACTTGGTCGATGATCTCCTGAATCTGCGCCGGATCGTCGGCGGCAGCTTGCAGTTGCGCAGCCAGCCCATTGAGCAGCGTGACCGCGCTCTCGATAACCGTGCTCTGTTCGCTCACTTTCGCCACGAGGGCGGCAATCGCTTCATCGGTGTTCACAAGTTGCTCCTGTATTGCGACGAGTTTTCCGAGTATCCGAACGAGGAGCGCCGCAGTCTCATCGTCCGGTTTCCCTTTCAGGATGATTTCAACGCTCACTTCGCACACCGAGCAACCGTGTTCGGGTTGCCGTTGACAGACAAGAAATACGTCGGCCCGAACTCCGTGATCGTCGTGACTGGATCGCACGGCTCACCCGCAGCGATGTACTGCCCCGTCGAAGCGCCGCGCTTGCCGTTTACGACGCTGTAGACGAGCCGCTTCTTGTCCGCACGGAACGGATCGGCCAGCACCTTCCACTCGGTCACGACAGGCGGAGGCGGCGGATTAGGCAACAGCTTCGCCACCGCATCCCAGTCGGGGATCAACCGCTCGTCAATCGTGGTCGCAACGGCGTACTTGTCCCACAGCGCCCGTCGATCAGCGTCGGTGCCGCGAATCGCCGTGTCGAGGATGAATAGCCAGTCCTTCGGGAACTGTTCCCAGTTGCCGTAGGCCATGACCTTCCACCACTTGCCAGTGGAGTCCTGACAGGTGTAGCCCCACACCACGCCGACAGACGACGCGGCATAGACAACTTCCCCGAGCTTTGGCGTCCCGTTCACGTCGATGAACGTGGGCGGAGCCATGTTCGGAAAGCAGGACGGTGCAGCCGCGACCGAGCCGCTGCACGCCAGCAGCAACGCAAACAGGAACCGCTTCATCAGTTGGCGATGCGCAGTATGTTGTTGGTGCCGCCGTCGCCCGTGCCGCCCCAGTCGATCACCACCTGACCGGCCTGAATGCTGCGTGGCCCACCAAGCTCAACGAACCCGATGGCGCGCTTGTTGGCGTCCGAGTCGTTGTAGATGATCCCCCAGTACGCGTTGGTGAAGCCCGATGCGTCCTGTGCCAGCGTGATCGTCGCCGCACGGAAGTACACGTCCGTGCCGGAAACGGCAATGGACTTCGTTCCCAGCGTCTGCGGAGCGGTATAGCTGGTGCCGGTCGTCGCCACCTGCGAAGTGGAGAAGTTGGTCGTGCCGGTGCCGCCCCAGTGCGGGAGCGCATCGCCCTTCGCCGGGGTCACGCCGTTGGTGATGAGGCCGACGCGGATCGTGTCCGTGTCGAGATCGTGCAGCTTGTTCATCAGGTCGTGGAGGCCCTGAGTGAACCACGTTACGTCGCCAGTCGCCATTCCCTACTCCTTACAGAGCGCCGAGGGCGCTACGAAATTGTTCAACGATGTCCGTCGCAGCCTGCAGACGGTTCTCAAACGCGACACGCGCACCGCGTAGCTCATCGCGCTCTTTCTCGACTTGCGCCTTGAGGTTGTCCACCTCGACCAGCTTGGCGAGGTAGTCGTTTTTCAGGCCATTTGCCGCCGCCATGTTGGCTTTGGTGCTGGCAACGGCCTGCTCTTCCTCGGCGCGTATCGCCGCGATGTCTGCTTCAGCCGCCTGCTGCTTGGCGACGAGTTCCTGCTCGATCTCCTGCGCCTTGCGGCGCGCGGTATCGACCAGCATCGCGGCTTGGACGCGCGCATCACCAAGCACTTGCTTGGCCTGCTCCAAGTCCAACTCGATGCGCTGGCGCATGGCGAGGATTTCGTTGGCGGGGCCGACGAGCTTCAGAAACTCTTCCGTCTTGGCCTGCTGCTCGACCAACGCTTGGAAGCGGCGCTGAACCTCTTCGGGGTTCGCCAGCATCTGGAGCGTCTGAACGAACGACGCTCCGCCGACTTGACTGCTGTCTACGATGCTCATGCCAGCCCCATCTGGATGATGGTCAGCGTCGCTGTGCACGTGCCCGTCTTGGACTTCAGGCGGATGCCACGGGGTAGATACGCGTAGTTGCTGTCCACGTTCGGCGTCGTGTTCGACACATCCTTCAGCGTCGGGTGTTCGATCCACGTCGCTGCAGACGGGTCAAAGCCCTTGGCGAACACGTCATCGAACGTGTGCTCGACGGAAACCGTGCCGGTGCCAGTGATCTGCAGCATCAGCGCGATTCCCGCTTCCCGATGGATGTCCACCGGGTATACGGTTGAAGTCGCGGGCGAAGCCGCGACACTCAGAACGGCGGGGCGCATGTGCTACCCCCTATCAACGCTGACGATAGACGACGGAAACCGTGACCGTACCGGCAGTGGGCTGTCCGACCGAAGTGACTGTCGGGATGAACGTGGTGCTGCTGCCGATGTCGCGCCACAGCGCCGCTTGCGCCGCCGTCGTGGTCGGGCGCTTGGGGCCACCCGTTTTGACATCGACGCTGCTGGCGAACTGCGTACCGGCGCTGGCCGTCCCGATGCTCAACGTGGCCGACGTGCCCGAGTTGTAGAACACGGTCGGCGTGACGATCACATCCAGAATTTCGGCGTTGGCGGGCAGCGTGATCGCCGCGCCGTCTTGCACGAGGTCAGCGTCATACGTGACCACCGTGTTCTGCACCAGCATTGCCGTACCGACGTTGGCCCCTGCGCCCTCGCGCACCGTGCCAGCCTTCAGCGGGCCAGAAAAAGTCGAAGCACCCATGTGCTACTCCTGTGTAGGAAGGTTGGCTCAGAGTCTCTACACCGCCTGCCGCACCAGTCTCTAAGCCGTGTGTGCGGAAAAGGGGGGCCGAAGCCCCCCGGTCACTACGATCAGGTCGAACCGCTCGACCCGAAGATGCCCAGCGGATCGCCCCAGCCGAAGCTGTAACGCTCGCGGGCCTTGTACCGCACGTTGCCGGTGTCGAAGTCGCCGTCCATGCCCGTGGACATGCCCACGCGCGTGTAGTGCTTCAGGCCGTTCGGCACGTCCGTCTTGATGAACCACGCGTTGGTGTCGGTCATGTAGTGGTTGATCGTCCAACCACCCGGGATCGAACCCAGCGCCTTCAGCGCGTTGATGTCGTTGTCCGACGTGCCGACGCGGTTGGGCGTGTCGAGCAGACGCTTGGCAACGAACATGTACGCGGTCGGCACCACCAGCTTGACCGGGCGCGCCGCGATGAGCAGACCGCGCTCATCGGTCCACGCCGACATCTGGATGATGGCCGCTTCCAGCGACGTTTCGTTCAGGTCGGCACCCGTGGACAGCTTGTTGCTGTTCGTGGAGCCGTTCTGCAGCGGGTGGTCGGTGGCGCACAGAACCTTGCCGTCGCCGCCCAGACCGCTGGTGAACGCGTTGTTCAGCAGAGCCGCTGCCTTGGTCTGCTTCGTGTACGCCATCGCACGAGCCAGCGCCTTGGTGTAACGCTTGGAGAGGGAGTCATAGAGGTTGTCCTCGATGGCCTCTTCCGTGATCGCGTAACCCATTGCGACGGTTTCGTGCGTCCAGCGCGCGGACCAGAGTTCCTGCGCCGTGTCGTACGCGATGGCCGCGCCCTCGGATTTCGTCGGTGCCTGACCGAACCCGCCGAGCTTGACCTCTTCTTCGAACGAACGATCCGAGGTGTCCGAATCGTAGACTTCCTTGTGTTCCTCGCCGTACTGCTTGTACTCCAGCCCGAACAGACCGTTCAGACCCGGGAGCAGTTCCTTGAGGAGTTGTGCACGACTGATTGCCATTTGCTAGCTCCCCTTAGACGCCGGTCGAGTAGTTGTAGGAATGGACGCCCGCGTTCCACTTCACGATCAACTCCGGGTAGGTGTCGTCGGGAGTGGCGATGTCCACGATCCGCAGTGCCAGCGTGCCGGTGTTGGCGCACGAGCCCCAGTTGGAGTCGCACTTGGCCGTCATGCTCGACAGACCCGTCACCGCCGAGCCGCTGGTAACGGCATCGAGAGCGACGTTCTGGCCGACCGCGCCGCGCGCACCGTTGGTCTTGGTGCCGACAGCAGCGTTCGCTTGGATGATGAACAGTTGATCCGGGTCGTCGTTGACCTGAATCCACACGTCGGTGTAGCCCGCCGTGATCGCGCCGGAAGGCAGGTACTGGGCGTTGACCGAGTACTTGAGGACCGGATCGACGTAGCGAACGCCGACGATGATGCCCAGCACGCCCGCCGACGAGGTGGTCAGCGTGCCCGTTGCCGGGGTGGGGACACCGTTCGCAGCCATCTGAATCGGCTGGCCGGTGTAGTAAGCAGCGGCGACGTTGCTCGGGAGCTTGTACTCCCGCATCGCGCCGCCCCGATTGGGTGCCCCGCCAATCATGTTGTACGGGCGCATTCCAAACGGAGAAGCAACTGCAGCCATGTGTTTCTCCTGACGAGGTTACTTGGAGCCCTGCCCGAACTTGCTCGGGCCGACTTCGGCTTCCGAGTTCTTGTCCGTGAACAGAGGCATTCGTTTGTCTGCTTCGTTCCGCATGTAGTGCTCATCGACGGAACGGAGTTGATCTTGCGCTTGCTTGGCGTAGTACCGAGTGCGCGCTTCGATCATCTCCTGCGGGGCCTTGCACAGAACCAGCCCGCCGAGTTCAATGTTCCCCGCCTTGTTGGCGGCGATCTGGAGTTCAGGATGATCCACAGCCTTCACCGGCTCCCACCCCTCGCGGAAACGCTTGGAGACGTTCGACGGGTCCTGCTGGCCAAGAACGTGAGTGGCGATCCAACGAAAACCATACCCGGGCTCCGGATTCGGAGAGGGCAAGGCACTCGGCGGAACGTACTCATAGCGCGCGTTTTCCGTGCGGGTTTCAAGATCACGAGGCGTGCGCTTATCCATTTTTGGCTCTGTCCTGTTTTTCCAGCAATTTGACTTGGCGTGCGTACTCCTGCACGGAGATTCCCAGCTTTGCCGCGAGCGACGCTGCGGTTTTGGTGATCTGAACTTTCTTCGGCGCGGCGTTGGATGACCGCGAAGCAGGCGCGACGACCGTCGCGGGGGTCTTTCTCTGGGCCGGGGTCCCAGTTTCCTCGCCGTCGTCCGCGTCCTCTGCGAACTGGTCGGGGAATACGTCCCGAATGCGCTTGTTCAGCTTGGCGTAGTAGTCGTCCGAATCCGGCACGACTCCCTGCCTGACGAGTTTCTGGTGCACCCCAAGAGCGAAGCTCGTCATCTCCTCGTCGTTGCCGTACCACTTGTTCTCGGTCTGCCACTGTTGGGCACGAGAACTAGCAATCGACGCTTGGGGCGTTGGCTCGCTTTGTACTCGCTGCTGCGGCTGTTGTAAAGGGGGCTGCTGTTGCTGCGGGCGCGGAGCGTTCTCCAGCGCCTGCGCGCGGGCGATCTTGAACTGCGCCTCGCTCACCGCCTTGGTCGCTTTCACGACCGCCTTGGAGTCACCCGACTCGTAGGCTGTTTCAAGGTCGCGCTCGGCGGCTTCCAGCGCCTTGGCCGCAGCGTCCTTCATCTGCGACAGCGAGTACTGCTGGGCCTGCTGCGCGTTGGCACCGGCCTTCTGCGCCTGCTCGTAGTAGTAACGGGCCGAACGCACCGCCTCGTCGCGCTCGCGCTGCGCGGCTTCCTTCTCGCGGCGCTCGTCGTGCCACGTGCGCTTCAGTTCCTTGATGCGCTTCTGGACGTTTTCGCTGTACGCCGCGACTTCATCATCAGGCGCAACCTCATCGGCGGTCTTGCCAATAGGCTGGCGACCGCGATCAGCTTCCGGCGTGTCATCGACCACTTCAACGATCTCTTCAGCCTCGCCAGCCGAAACCTGACCGTCAGCATTCTTGTCGTCCTGCTGTTCGTCGGGGAACTTGTACTCGTTCTCGTCCATCTTCTTCTCGGCCATGTCGCCTCCTATGCGCGCATCACGCCACGTGGATCATCCACGACAGCCTCGACCTGATCGTCCTTGATGATCCGGTACTCGTGGCCGTCGATCTTGAAGCGCGTGCCGGTGTATGCCCGCACGAGCACGAAGTCCCCTTCCTTGCACCACGGCTCGCCGGGGAAGCGTTCCTTGTCCTTGTACGCCTCGGGACCGAGCTTCAGCACATAGAGCACCACCGTCGAGTGCTGTTCGATGTGCTTTTGCGAGTCGGGCTTCAGCAGCCCCGTGCCTTCGAACTTGTCGTCGGCTTTCGGCACCATGCACAGGATGTTCCAAGCCACTGGCTTGGGCATCTTCTGCTCGGAAACTTCGGGTTCAGTCGTCATCCACTTCCTTTGCAAGCTCCTTGATGTGGGCGACGGTGGACATCAGAGCTTGGTAATGCTCCACCGTCGATTTGTACTCTTCGTACGAAGCGCAGTTGCCCTTCAGCAACTGCGTTTTCTTCACTTCCGCGCGCTGCTCGATTTCCTTGATCAGCCGGATGACGAGGGTGATGCTCATTCAGCCGCCTTGGGCTTCTTCGCTTTCTTCTGCGCAGCCTGCTTCTGCTTGGCCCCCTCGGCGCGCTGCGCGGCCTGCCGCTCGGCGTTGCGCTCCGCGAAGGTCAACTGCTTGGTCTGCTGCGTGTCCTTGGCGATGTTGTCCATCAGGCCCTTGCGCGCGGCGAACTTGTTGTTCTCCTGCGCCATCTGGGACTGGTGCTGCTGCTGGCTCTTCGCCTTGACCAGATCGACGCCGATCTTGAGGCCATCGGCCTTCGCGTCCTTCGCCAGCCGGTCACGCTCAAGCTCCAGCTTCTGCTTGGCGATCTCGTAGTCGCGCACGCTGTCGGCCTCCTTGCGCTTGATCTCCTCGCGCTTGACGGCCAGCTTCTCGTGCTCGACGGCGAGCGACGGGTCGCTGTCGGCCTGCTGCTGCGCCATCTGTGCCGCGACGATCTGCGACTGCGCCAGCACCATCTTCGACGCCTGCGCGATGAGCGGAGCGATGCGGTTCTCCACTTCCGGAGGAACCGGCTGGTCGGGCGGCGGCAGCGGCACGCCCAGCGCCTGCTCGATCTGCTGCCGGTACTGGAACGCCAAGTGCTCCGCGATGTGCGCCATCAGCGCCCCGGTGATCATCTGCGCGTTGGGGTTCTGCCCAATCTGCATCTGGATCATCGGGTCCATCAGCATGTTGTTGTGCACCTGCAGGTGCGCGTTGTGATCCTGCGTGATGAACGCCTTGGTGGGCTTGCCGTTGAGGAAGCCCATGTTCTCCGATACCGGGTCCTGCGGCTGCAACTCGGGCGGCATCGGCACGAGCTTGTTGATGTTGGCGACACCGAACACCTCCAGCATCGCGCGGTGAAGCTCGCGCTTGTCGTAGATGTTGGGCGCGTCGGCGGATAGCTGCAGCACCGCTTGCCACATCACGATCCGCTGCGACATCGTGGCCGCGTTGGGGTCGCTGACGGGAATGATCTCCGTCGTCTCGTAGTCCTGCTTGCGGGCCGTGCGGTCGGCTGTCTCCGGGTCGTAGTCGTACTCGTCGGGCGCGTAGTCGCGGATGATCCCGGCCAGCAGCTTCAACTCCTGCTTGAACGAGAAGTGCACGCGGGCCTGCACCGCGCTCATCACCTTCAGCATCCGCTCCAGCAGCGCCATCGTCGTGCCCACGGGCGTCTGCGAACTGATGTCGCTGATGTCCATGTCGGCGGTCGCCGCGTAGCGCCGCGCGTCCTCCAGAATCTTCTCCATCAACTGCGCGAGGACGGCGCTGGGCTCCTTCGTCTCCACCTGCATGATGTGCTGGCGGATGTCGGTGCCGGGGATGTCGATGTCGAGGTACGTGCCGGGGGAGACTTTCGCTTCCTCGTCGCGCACGCGCGTGCCGGTCGTCTTGAAGCCGCCCTGCATGTTGGCCCACGTGCCTGCATCGACCAACTGACGCAGGATCGACGTGCCCGCCTTAGCGAAGCCGCCGATCAGGTGGATCAGGCCAAAGCCGTACGGGCCGAACCCGGGCACGTAGTCGTACTTGACGAAGTGCTGGCGCGGCAGCTTGAGCGGGTCCTCCTCGATCCAGTTGCGGCGGATCGCCAGAATCTCGTCGGTGTCCACCAGCAGCGTGACGATGTAGGGCCGCGCGATCTCGCCTTCTTCTTCCTCGATGGCAAGCTCGCAGTGGCACTCGTACAGCGTGTAAAGCTCGGGCTCAAGCTCCTGCACGCCCGTTTCAGCGTCCTTCGCCTCCTTGATCTCGTCCCTTTGCAGTGTCGGGGAGGTCAGGTCGAGTTCGCGGTAGAACCCGTTTTCCATCAGCTTGAGGAGGTCGTTCTTTGTCTTGCGCATCCGGTGCGTTACGCGGGGCGCGGTTGGCAGGTGGGAGGCCCCGTATGGCAGCACGATGTCCTCCGGGGGGACGAACGTGCTCACTGGCCTTCCGAGGTTGGGGTCGTAGTAGATTTTTTTGAACGCGCAGCCCATCGGCGCGAGCGTGAACAGCATCCGCTCGTGCTCGTTGCGATACTCGGGCATCACCTCGGTCAACTGGTAATTCATGTCGGCCTTGACGCGATGTGCGGCTTGCAATTTCTCGGGGGTCTGCACGCCGAGCACTTGCGTCTTGACGGGTCCTGCTGCCGGGAAGGTTTCCATCACGGTTTCTGACTGGAACCTCACTGTCGCTTCCCCGATCACGGGGTGGTAGACGCCGCATGCTCCCTCCCACGGTTCATTCATGTCCTCGTAGCGCATGCCCAGCAGCGCCATGCCCTCGACCAGCGTGTCCTCCCACTCCTTGCGGGTGAGCAGATCATTGTCGATGTCCGTCACGAGGTCCGAGCGGACCCGGTTCACCACCTCGTCGGACAGGAACTCCGCGAGGTTGTCGTCGTGCCCAGCCGGGACCGACACCTCGCGCTCTTCGCCCATCTCATCGTCGTCCTCGACTTCGAAGTCCACCTCCTCAACGATCTCGTCGGGGTCCTCGATGTCTGCGATGCCCAGCGGGGCCTGATATACAGCCTTCTCCATCAAACTCTCCTAGCTCGCCATCCGTAGGGCGCTGTCTTGCGCCGCCACGGCTTCGGAGCGTCGTCCTTGTAGTCGGAAGGCAGCTTGATCAAGCCGCCGCGTCGGAACCGCAGTAGTGCCTGCGTGGTGGTGTCCACGTAGTCGTCATGCTTGCCGTTGGGGAACTGCGCGCACTCTTCCGCGACGGCCTCGGCCCAACGCTGGTCGGGTCGCCACACCATGCCGGATGCGAAGAGGTCGGTGACGCTGTTGACACGCACCGTCTTGTCGTTGCCGCGTGACGGCGTGAACTCCTGCACCGGGATGCCCTGCGCGCGGAGTTCGTAGATGAGGGGTTGTCCTGCAGCCTTGGCCTCAACGATGAAGCTGTCGGGCTTCCACTGCCGCCAGTGCTTTATGGCGATGGCCTTCAACTCGGGGAACTGCATCCTGTCCTTGAAGGCGTCGAGCAGGATGATGTTGTTGACCGGCATGCCCTTGGCGTCGTCGGTGCTGAACACGCCCCACGTGGTGCACGCGGAGAAGTCCGCTGTCTCGTTCTTGCTGAAGGCCGTGTCCCACGACTGGATGATGTAGTGGCACTTGGGCGGCTTGTCCTTGTCCCAGATGCGCCAGTACTCGCGCTTGATGAGGGCTCCCTCCTCATCCGTAGGATTCTGCAGATACTGGCTGGCCCAGTATCGCGGGTCCATGTTGGCCTTCTTGGCAAGAAGCTCCTCCACGGGCCAGAACTCGGGCCACAGCGCCTTGCCGCTGGGCAGGATGGCCGGTAGCTCGATCACCTCCCACTCCTCGCCGCCTGTCTTGGCCTGCTCAAGCAGACGGCCCGTGAGGTCGTCCGTGGCCCAGCGCGTCATCACGATGATGATGGCTCCGTTCGGCATCAGACGCTGCATCGGGCCGGTCTGATACCACGCCCACGCGGAGTCGAACGTCGCCTTGCTGTTCGTCCGCACGTCCTGCTCCGAGTGCGGGTCGTCAATGAGCAACAGGTCCGCGCCGCGCCCTGCGAGGGCACCACCGACACCGACTGCGTAGTACTCGCCCTTCTTGTCGGTGGCCCACTTGCCTGCGGCCTTCTGGTCGTGCTGCACGACCGTCTCGGGGAAGATGCGGGCGTACTCCTCGCTCTGGATCAGGTTGCGCACGCGCCGACCGAAGTCCTCGGCCAAGCTCGCGGTGTGCGAGGCCATGATGATCTTCTTGTCGGGGAACTGACCGAGGTAGAACGAGGGAAACAGGTAGCTGGAGGACTCTGACTTGCTGTGGCGCGGGGCGATGTTGATGATGACGCGCTTCTTCTCGCCCCGCATGATGGCTTCGAAGGTGCGCGCGAACACCCTGTGGTGCGGTCCCTCCTTGAAGTTCGGGTACACGCTGCGCACGAAGGGCAAAAACTGCGTCTGCGCGGCGGTCAGCGTCGCTCTGCGCTCGCGCTCCTCCAGAAGCTCAAGCAACTCGACTTTCTGAGCCTTTGAGAGCGCAGAAAAGTCGAAATTCTCGGGAAAATCGGAGAGATTCACTCTGGCACGCGCTCGTAGGTGGCTTGGAAGATGGGCTTGGCGCACGGATAAAGCTCGCCCGCGACGCCCTTGATGAGCATGTCGCCCAGCGCACCGCGCATCTCGCCCTCCAGCGTGCGCACGCGGATGCCGGGACCTTCCGTACTGAACACGATCTGCCCCTGATTGAGCGCCTGCAGCACCCACGAGGGCATGTTGCGGCTGCGCATGTCCGCGATCTCCCACGCGTCGATCACGACGGGCTTTTTGCGGTACTTCATACCGCGCCTTGCGACTGCGCAGCAGTCCCCGCCGCGATGCGCTCGTCAAGCACGTCCAGATAGCGGTTCATGCACGCGAGTTGCCGGTGCATCAGCGTTTGCTGCGTGTAGGTGGCCGTGGAAAAGGCGTCGGAGGCCATGAAAACGCGCAATTTCTCGACATTTCCGACGACCCACATGCGTTCGTCGATCAGACGGTCGAGCCATGTGCTCGCGGAGGCGTTTTCGCTCATTCCAACTCCTTGAAAGTCACGTCGGTGGCGGGCTCGCGGGGCTTTTCACGCTCTTTCGCGCGCTGCATGAGCGTTCTCAGCCGCTCGTTGATCTCGTCGTCGCTCACGTTCTCGCGGCGCACGACGCTGCGCTCTTCAAAGAGGGCGACTTCCTTGACCTTGCCGAGCAATTCGATGGCCTTGTGGCGCACGCGCGGGTCCGGATCGTCCACGTCCTCCGCCAGTGACGCCACCAGCTTGCCCCGGATGGCGCTGGCGTGCTCGACGTACTGCCAGTCGTAGGCAGTGAGCATCGCCACGAGGTGCCTCACGCTTTCAGGCGACTCCAAAAGGCCGAGCGCGTTGCGCTTTCGATCTTCCGGCTCTTCCGGAGTGGTCAGCGTCTGGAACACGGAGCGCGCGGCGTCCGCTTCGATCTCGGCGTCTGCGAGCGGAGCCTCGCCAATGGCCAGCAGGAAGTCTGCAGTGTGAATCTTGGCGTCCAGTAGCTCCGCTACGGGCACGTCCCGCAGGAACGGCGGCTTTTCACCAATTTCCACCAATAGCTCTCCGCATGCCGCAGGCACGATGGCGCGGAGGGTACACACAAGGGGTTGTGGTTGCAAGAAGGAGGAGCGCAAGATACAGTGCGCCTGCTGCCGCTGGTCGGGCAGCGTCTCCTCTGGTGGAATTGCCCCTCCGCCTTGCGGGGCCCCGGATCGCTCTGGGGCCCCCTTTTTTCAGCCTCGCTGCCACGCTCGGCTGCTTTTTTCGTCGCGCGACCGCTCCGCATACTGTCTAAAACTAGACATTGGTGCCACGATTTTTTGTAGCGGGTGGCCGTGTCCAAAACTAGACATTTACTCCGAAAATTGTGGGCTGCGGGAACGGAACAGTGTTTATTAGGGGGGCCCCATAGCTCCCATTCACAGGGGGTGCCGCCCCGGTGGGGTCAGCCGCCCCAGTTGTAGGGGCTTCTCCCCAACACGTTGTGGTAAACTGGAGTCATCGGTGGGGATGGGCCTTGCCGAGAGGAGAAGGAGAGATCGGATGGTCAAGAAAGTCTTAGCAGTTCCAGCAGCGACGGCAGCGCCGCAGCGGCAGCGCACGCTCCCACCGCATGACGTGGCGCGCTTGCGCCTTGCCCGTGCACTCGCACGCGAACACGCGCTGCGTCTGGAAGCGGCGCTCGCTGCGTTGGAACAGACGGACATTCTCGCTGCGCAGTCGGCACGAGAGCGGGCGACGGGCGACGTGCAAGCCGCGCACGATGCGATTGGCGACATCGCGCACCAGTTGGCGATGGTGCTGCTGACGCTGGACGACGAGTAACCCGAAAGTAACGACCGTTACTTTCCAACAGAGGAGAGAGCATGGAACGCACATTCATTCAGGCCGAGATCAACAACCGCACACTGCTGATCGACGTGGCGAAACACTTCCCGGCAGCACGCGAGTACGACGTGGAACGGCTGGCCGAATCGTTGGCGCACACGCGCGACGTGCAGCCGAACAGCGTCGGCATCTGGACGTTGAACGTCTAGGCGAACGGCTCCGCTAGCGCAGCGTGCTGCGCTAGCTGGGCAATAGCCCCCACGCGAGAAGCGTTGGTAATTTCTTGTGGAGATCACCATGAGCAAAAAGACTGCGTTCGTTCGTTTCGCCAAGGCCGCGTTCAAAGACGCATCGGAAGCGTCCAAGCTGTTCGCCCTCAAGCCGTGGACGTGGACGAAGGCCGAGCAGGTTGATGCCGATGCCGGTGCGGTGCGCGCCATCGCTGCGGCGGCGGGCTTCAGCTACGGCACGTCGGCCACCGGCAAGAAGTACAGCGGCTTGTGCATCAAGAAGCCCGCCGAGATGACCGAGAAGCAGACCGACGACTACAACGCCGCGAAGATGGCGCTGTCGCGTTGCCGCGCCCAGTTCATCAACCCGAAGGACCGCGCGGCGATGACCGACTGGAGTGCGAAGGCCGTCAGCGCGCTCGTGCACCTGACGCCGAAGCAGATGCAGGCCGCTGTCCGCGCCGCCATCGCGCAGCGCAACGCCGAGTAGTTGGAAAGTAACAGCCGTTACCTTTGTGCCACCTACGGGGGAGAACATCTCCCCCGTTTCTTATGGAGAAGCAGCATGAAACTGAACCACTGCATCCGCATCAACCTCGCCCGCTCCGCCCCCGACCACGGCTGCAAGGACGCCATCACCGGCAAGCCCAAGCAGTGGGCCATCCCCGTCGATGAGCGCGCCGCCACGCTGCTCGACCTCGCGGCGTGCGCCGAGCAGGTGAAGGCGAAGCTCGACCTGTCCGACCTGTTCTTCCCCAAGGTGTTCGTGGACGACGGGCTGGCGGATCACCGTGCGCTGACCGAGGCGCTGATCGAGTACGGCAAGCACGCCGACCTGATCGTTCAGGCGTAGGCCAATCAAAGCGTGTGGACTTCGCTCACCAAATGGCCTTCTTCTTCTTCTTATTAATCAACACTATAAGGGGGGGAAATGAAATGGCCATTGGTGGGCAGTTCTTTTATGGGTTATCTCCATTCACATGTGTATGACAGTACACACACAAGAGGTTCATGGTGAATGCAGAAAGCCCGGAAAAGAGCAGGACTCCGGTCGGCACTCCCGATCCACTACGCATACGATTGATTCTGCTACAGTTTCATCCGACCATTTGGTGCGCAAACCAGACATAGATCGGATGGACTCCATGATCCTGAAGAACACGCCCGAGAACAGAACTCGCCTGTTCACCTGCACCGTATGCGAGCAGCAGTTACCCGGTGCTCTTTTCTATTGCCATACTGAAAAGCCTGAGTTGAAAGGCAGGCGAGCATACGCCATTGAACACGCGCGTCCCGAGCCGACGATCCTCAAGCCCTATCATCGGGTCGCATCCAAGACGCGGGCGATTGATCCTGAACGCCCTTGTCGCGCATGCCGTGCGCGTGCTGCCAACAAGGCGTCGGTTGCCAAGGCGAAGGCGCGCGACGACCGGCTGCGCGCCGAAGCGATAGCGAATGCGATCAAGTGGAACACGCCCATTGATCCTCAACTAATCGCAAAGAAAAGAAAGAGAGGTGAAGGACGCGACGTGGTGCTGTTCGCTGTGGCGCAAGCGTGCGCAGCAGCACGGCAGCAACTCGACCGGGCGCTGCTCATGCAGGCCGAAGAAAGGGTGGCGCGTGCTGCATCCGAAGGTAACGACTGTGACTTTGTGCATCCCTTCCATCTGTGGCTGCAGCGGCTCATCGAGGCGAGGCTTGCCTTGTACGAGGACATCCGTGCGCGCCGCAAGGCAGACTTGGACAATCCTGTCGTGGCCAACGATGCGCAACGAACGCACATGCGAGCCTACATCTCTGTCGATGATGAGCGTTGCCTCGACTGGATCGCGGACAAGGTGAACTTCTACCGGCAGGCCAAGCGCGGCAAGGCATACAAGGGGCTCGCCATCGTGAACCCGCCGTGCCCGCTCAACGCAACCGGCGAGGCCAAGGCGCAGGCCCTTCTGCACGAGGCATGGAGGCCGTTCAGGGATGCGATTGCGCTGACCTTGCGCGCCTCTCGCTCTGCGGTGCGTGACAAGCACAGGCAAGGGGCGAACCAACGCTCGCTGCGCTACGGCGACCGCAACGAGCGGTTCACGATGGAGCAGTACCACATGAAGCGCATCGAGTGCGCACAGGGGGCACAGCGTGAGGTAGAGCGTTGCCTCGCCCACAACATCCACCCGCAGTCTTGGAAGAGCCCGTGGACTGGCGAGGTGCGGGCGCTGCGCACATGGGGGCCGCTCGTGCCGCCGCTGGCACGCGAGGAGTTGCGCGAGATGTGGGTCGTGCTGCCTGACATCGTGCAGAACAGGGCGCGGCCATTCCCCATGCTGCGTTCAGTAATGCGTGGAGCGCAGCGGTATCAGATGAGTCATGTGTTGAATGCCGATGGCACACCGCTATCGGACAAGCTGGCGACCGAGGTCGAGGTCGAGTGAACCAAGGTAACAGCCGTTACCTTTCAACCAAGAGGAGAGGAAATGCTGAAACGATACGACGACGAGTACGACTGGTGGAGGTGGACGCTGTGAACTACAACGACATGCAGGACAGGATCATCGTGTACTTCTCGTCGCATGCGCTCGTGGCTATCGTCACGCTGCTCGTGTACGTGCGTTACTTCGGAGGCTGCTGATGAAATTCTGGCTGATTGTTCTGTTCACTCTTGCTGCACTGGTGGGCCTGTACTCGTGGTGGTTCACCGACGTGAGCGCATGCAGGGAGCAAGGGGGCGTGCCGGTGCGCGGCATCGGCCACGGCGTGGTGTGCCTCGACATGGCAGCGGTGAGGTGGCACTGATGCGCAGACTGCGCGCGTTTCTGCTGGGCATGTGGGAGTTCCGCTCGTCGTTCACGACCAACGTGGGCGGCGACTTGATCGAGGCGTATGACTGGGGCCGGGAGTGGGCGCACCGGCTGACACTGCGGAGGTTCGACTGATGATCGTGCGCGACAGGGAGTGCCTTGAGTGTGGCCATGCGTGGACGGCACCCGTGCAGATGGGCTCGCCTGTCACGCTGTCGGGCGAGATGAAGGTGCGCTGCCCCGAGTGCAACAGCGGCAGCATCGTGTCGCTGCCCCAGTACTCGTCCGACAAGAAGCTGTTCGAAGTGGCGCTGGTGGTGGAGAACGTACGCTACGTGCTGGTCGAGGCGAGCGATACGTACGAGGCGTGCGACAAGGCGCGCTCGCTGTGCTGGAGCGTGGAGAAGGTGTCCCACGCCAACGAGGTGAAGAAGGAGAACGTGTAATGCAGGGCTCATTGCTTCTGGGGTACGAGAACGTGCAACGCGCACGTGCGTGGGTGCAGATGCCGAAGAAGGTGCTGCTCAACCGCGCGCTGTCGCAACTGGTCGAGCACCAGAAGGCCACGCTTGCGTTGATGAACGAGGTCAAGCTGCTGGCCGAGGCGTACAACATCGAGCGCAAGCAGGACATCGGCATGGTGGTGAGCGAGGCGTGCATCGCCATCAAGGAGAAGGGGGCCGAGGACTTGGCCGACGCACTGGAGGAGGCATTCAAGGCATGGCGGGAACAGCAGTCGAGATGCGCGACTTCATCGAGCGCGTCGAACGTATAGAGCACAGCATGCTCGTGATGATGCGCGACACGGCGGAGCGCCACATGGCCGAGGGCAAGTCGATCCTCGACACGGCGGGGCGCACCACCGAGCAACGCTACGTCGTGTACCAGTGCGAGTTGATCCGGAGAGGGAAGGAATGAGCGAGGCGTACATCGCCAACCTGAAGGCAGTGATCCGCGCACTGGAGGAGAACAACAAGGCGCGCTACGCCGAGATCGCTGCGTTGCACGAGCGCATCCGTGCCATGCGTGCGCGGCTGACCAAGATGCAGCAGAGCATCGAGAGAAAGAACAAGGAGCGGGCGAATGACCAACACCAAGCAGAAACCTAAGTCGTGCATGTGCCACACGTGCCGCCACTGCGTGAGCACGGGCCCGCGCAAGGCGATGCGCACGCAGGAGCAACGCGCCTACCGGCACGCTGCGAAAGTAGCATTGAAGAAGGGCGACGATCCGATCATCGACGCAGCACCACATGGAGATAGGTTGGGATGAGAAGGCACATGGTGTGGGAGTGGAACTGGCCGACCTACTGGGGCATCAGGGACTCGCTCAACTTCTTCTGGGTCACGTTCAACGCGCAGTTCAGCGGCAATCACTCGCCGGGGTTTCACTTCGAGCTTGGCATTCTCAATCTGGTGCTGCTCGACTTCGGCTACTACAACATGTACCACGAGGACGATGAATGAGCAGCGCAACGATCATGCGCCTTGAATGGGCGTTCTACGCGGCGTGCTTGCAGTGCTACGACGGACGCATGCTCGGCCCCGATGACGAGTGGGTCAGCATGTACTGCGGAGGCGGAGAACTGTGAAGAAAGGGTGGCGTGATGAATGGTCGTACGCAGTGGTTCAAGTTCGTGGAGTACAGGCCCGTGCATGTGGGCTGGTACGAGGGTAGTGCTGGCGAGGGCTCTCGTGTGTGGCAGGTGTACTGGGATGGCACGTCGTTTCGCACGTGCGCCGAGGGTGTGCTGACTTCGGCATCGTACTGGCGTGGGCTCACGTTCGAAGAGTACGGACGCCAGCGGTTCAACGTGGACGAGGACGCGCGAGTCGAGAGGGAGTTGGCGAATAGGGGCTGGATGGGTGCGAAGCCCACGACCGCGATTGACTGGGAACGCTGGGCGCAACGGCACACCACGCCGCTGCCGACAATCGCGTGCGGCAACCTGTTCACCGATGGCGCGGACATCAACCTGCCCGAGCACATGCGCAAGCGGTGGGCCAAAGGTAACGACAGTTACCTTGACAAGCCCGAACCGTCGCCGTACGAAATCATGCGCGATGCGTTCGATCACGTGAGCAAGCTGCTGATTGACAGCGGCGAGACACTGCGCAAGCAGGGCATGGGCTGGCCGAAGGTGCACTCACGCTGCGCTGCCGAGGTGCAGTTGGAGAACTTCTTGGCAATGAATCCGAATCGACTGGCGCAGGTGAACTTCGCCAACGCCAAGTCGTTGTCCACCGACGAGGTGCCGCTCTTCGCACGGATCACCAAGTTCCACAACATGCTGAAGGACAACGCCGCGGTGTTCACGGCGCTGACGAATCATGGCACTCGATAAGACGAAGTTGCAGCCTTGCCCGAACTGCGAGGCACGCAACACGATGATGTTCGTGAAGCAGGAAACCGATGAGGACGGCAATCGCTACGACGTGTGGTGGTGCGCGTTCTGCGGCTGTGAAGGGCTGGTTCCACAAGAGGAGGTGCCGGGATGAGCGAGACACCGGAGCAGAAGTACTTCCGGAACTCGCGCGGGAAGGAGATACCGCTCGCGGAGGAGTTGTCCTACTGGACAGCGCGTGTGGTAGCTGGGTTCAAGACGGAGCGCATGGCCATCGACATGGCCGACATTCCGCAAGGCACCGAGTTCGATTGCATGAAGGTGTTGGAACTGTTCTGCAACTACGCAGAGGAGAAAGCAAATGGCGAAAGAGAAGAAGGAACGCGTGTACTACGACGAGAACAAGACGCTCTACAACAAGGTGCAGATTGAGTACCTGACCAAGCGCATCGACAACGCCGTCGAGAACGTGATGGAGCGGTGGGATGCAGCGCACCCCGAGCCCGCCGATATGACCGACGAGGAGAAGTACGCGCAGATCGTTTCGGGCGAGGCCAAGCTGTACGACTGGGCGGCGCTGTGCAGGCGGTTCAACGGGGTGCGCACCGATCTGGAGGACGCGTATCAGTTCATCGACCCACGGGAGAAGGAGAGGGAGGAATGCACGAAGCAGCGCGACGCGTTCGAAACGAGTCTGCAGAAGATGCGGATGAAGGCCGAGGAACTGATCTACTTGGGCGATCAGGCGTCGCTGCTGGAGTTCATCAACAGCATCGAGGACATGCACCCGTAGATTGCGAGGCCGAGTACCTGCGCTACACGCTGAAGCACTGGTCACTGGCCGAGTTGCAGGCGCTGTGGATGAAGATTTACGCCTGCGCCGAGAGCGGGCGTAGCTGGGTGGTGCGGGGTAAAGCGGTCACGCTCGACCCCGTGCGTGTGCTGGAACTACTTGCAGAGGTGAAGTGATGTTCGGTGACTGGCTGGCATGGACAGCCGTGGGCTTCCTGCTTGGGTGCTTCACCATCGTGGCAGGCGTGCTGGTGTTCTGGATCAACGAGACGAGCCGCTATCGGAGGCTGTATGGACGACGGGATGAGCACGCTACCGACTACGAGCGCATTGGGGACGCGCCCCCGCGTACCTGAAGAACGCTTCCTGTACGAGTGGCGGCAGCAGGGGCTCACGCAGGAGAAGGCCAAGGCGTTGATCTACGCGTTCACCAACCGCTATCTGCAGAACCGGCCCATGCACATCTATGGCACGGTGCTCGACTCCATCAAGGTGATCGAGGTGGTGTGCGATGCGCTCAACAGCGGGATTCTGCCCAAGGGAAAGGGTGGCGGCAATGGCGAGTAAGCGGAGGCAACCGACGTGGCCGTTTGAGCAGCACGACGAGCTAAACAAGCAGATCGAGGTGCTGCAAGCCTGGGGCAATCCCGTTGAGCTGTTGCAGGTGTGGATAACTGAGAACGTGCAGTCGCTCGCGGGTATGCGAGAGATGTACGCTGCGCGTTTGCGTATCGAGTATCGCTTGAACGTGCAGAGCGAGATCATGCGCATGGTGCAGGAGGGCGAGTTGGACGAGGAGTTAAACCCAAAGGTAACTAGCGTTACCTTTCAACAGGAGGAAGTGCATGTTTCAAATTAACTTCAGAAGCGTCTATGTGCCGAAGTCGTGGGAGAAGGCACACTCGCACTTCAACGACACACCACGGCAACGCAGGGGCGGCAACTGGCAAGACAACGAGCGTCCGCTGCGCGACAGCCGAGCGCATCACCTGCGCATGGTGAAGCGGGACGACGAGGCGTACGACCTCATGCTGTATCGGCACACGATGATCCGCTACTACAAGCCGACAGCGACGCACTGCACGGTGGACGTGTTCATGCCGTGGGCTGGCACCAGCAACTGGAGCTACATCTGGCATGCGGGCTTCGGCTGGGGCAGCACGCTGCACGCGCTGCGACACGAACAGCCGGTGTGGCTGCATCCGTACCCGTCGAGCGAGCCCGAGTCGCTGTCGGCGCACCTCGTGTTCAGGCTGAAGGACGGCGCACGCTACCTCGACACCACGCAGTCGTGGCAGTTGCAGCAGTACCGCTACAAGTACACCGACCCCGAGAGGAAGGCGAGGGACGCGTTCGCGCGTGACCGCATCCAGTCGCTGGTGATGTTGCTGGCGATTGCGCAGAACACCTACACGCCCGAGTACAACACCGACTACCGCATGCCGATCAGGTGGTACTACCGGAACGAGGCTCCGAGCAGGCAGATCAGTTCAGCGGGTGTGCGGTCGCTGATTGCGTATGCAACGGGTGCGTCGGAGGAGTTGACCGGCGAGGCGGCGGAGGGCATGACCAAGTGGTTCAAGCGCACGCTCGACGTGCGCTACACCAAGTGGAGCAACAACGAGTTGACGCGCATGTCCGACAAGCAGATCGAGGACGGGCTGATGCGTTTGCTGGCCACGAAGGAGAACAGCGAGCGCGTGAAGGTGCCCATGAAGATGTGGCGCAGTGGCGGCAATCGCCCGTCGCGCAAGCAGTATTTCCAGACGCGTGCCGAGGCCGAGAAGGCCAAGGCCACGTTGACTTGCAGCGAGTAGTTGTGTATCATTCCCCAAAACGTAATTCCATAACATATAGACAGAGGAGTCCGTATGAAAATCGACAACATTGAAGTCCTGAGCCACAACGAAGTGGCCGACCTGATCGAAGCGAACGGCGACACGCGCACGATCCTCGTGCAAGGCGAGAACGGCATCGGCAAGACGAGCGTGTGGCATGCGTTGCGCAAGCGTCCGCGCTTCGCCAACTACCACTGCCCGAAGCCGGTGGACTGCGCCAAGCTGGACTTGGGCGATCACAGCGTGCCGATGCCGATTGAGTCGCTGGGCATCGTGCGCAACCTGCCCAACGAGCACTACGGCGTCAACGAGAAGAACCAGAAGGGCGTGAACGGCTCGCGCCCGGTGCTGTGCATGCTGGATGAATTGGCCAAGGCCCCGCGTCACATCCAAGCGTCGCTGGCACCGTGGTTCTTCGACCGGCGCATCGGCAGCTACGAAGCGCCCGAGGGCAGCGTCATCTTCGCCACGACGAACCTTGCAATCGAAGGGCTGGGCGACTTCATGCAGGGCCACACGCGCAACCGGCTGATCATCGTCACGATGCGCAAGCCGACGCGCGACGAGTGGGTCAACGACTTCGCCATCCCGCACAACCTCTCGCCCGAGATCATTGCGGCGACCGAGCACAACCGCAACTGGTTCGATTCCTTCCTCGATTACGAGGAGGGCGGTGCGATGCAGGGCAAGAACCTTTCGAAAGACAATCCCTACATCTTCGATCCGCGCAACCAGTCGCAGACGGGCTACATCACGCCGCGTTCGCTGCATGCGGCGAGCGACCTCATCATCAAGTCGGCGCACCTCGCACCGCACATCGTCGGCGCTGCGCTGGGTGGCACGCTGGGCTACAGCGGCGCGAAGGCGCTGGAGGCATACGTCACCTTCGGGCGTCAGTTGCCCACGGGTGATCGCATCAAGCAGGACCCGAAGAACTGCCCGGTGCCCGAGTCGAGCACGGCGCAGATCGTGCTGGTGTTCAAGCTGGTGACGATTGCGAAGAACCGCAGCGACGCCGAGGCGATCTGCACGTACGTCGAGCGGCTGCGCGAGGAGATGCAGTCGCTGTTCCTCAACACGGTGGCGCAGAACACGGAGAAGGTTGCCATCTTCGCATCGGTTCCGAAGTTCCTCGAAATGCTCAAGAAGCATCGCATCTTCTTCGAACGGGGAGATCAGTAATGAGCGTTTGGCAAGAGATGACCAACGAACAGCGGGTGACTGCTGTTCACTTCGACTTCATGCGCCACGATCAGATGGCGCTGCTGGCTGGCATCGTGACGATGGGCAGCGTGTACTTCAAGCCTGTCGGCACGGCGTGCACGAACGGACTCGATTGCATTTACGACCCCGAGTTCTGGCGCGCACTCGACCGACTGGAAGCTCGCTTCGTCGTCGGTCACGAGAACTTCCACAAGGCTCTGAAGCACTGCATCCACTACGAGCCGCTGGTCAAGAAGTACCCGGTGCTGTCCAACTACGCGATGGACTACGTGGTCAACGGGCTGCTGCATCAGGCCGACCCGAAGTGGTCGTGGATGAAGCCGCCCAAGAGCATCAAGATTCTGCTCGACCCGAAGTACTACAACATGTCGTTCCCACAGGTGCTGCGCGAACTGCTCAAGGACGGCATGGAGGAGCCGCCCCCACCGGGTGACGACGAGGGCGAGGAGGGCGAGGAGGGCGAGGACGGCGGCGATCAGCCCGGGGACAAGCCGGGTGGCAAGCAAAGAAAGGGTGGCGGCAAGAAGGGCAAGGGCAAGGGCAAGCTCCCCAATGGACAAGTCCTCGACACGCACGAGCAGGGCAAGGAGGAAGGTGCGGCGAGGGAGAAGATTGAGACTGACATCGACAACTCGCTGCGGCAGGGCGAGATTCTTGCCAAGGCGAACCGGCAGCGCAGCGGTCACGGCACGGGCGGTGCGTTCGGCGTCGATCAGATCATGGATCGCAGCACCAACTGGAAGCAGCACATGCTGGACTTCGTGACGAGCACCACGCGCGGCGACGACATCGCCCGCTGGACACGGGTCAACAGCCGCATCTTCGGCGCTACGCGCGGTCGAGTCGTGTTGCCCACGCTCTACACGGAAACAGTCGGGCACATCGGCCTGTTCTGTGACACGTCGGGCTCGATGGTGTCGTACTACCCCGTGCTGTTCGGGGAGGCGGCGCACATCATGGAGACAGTCAAGCCCGAGAAGGTCACGGTGATCTGGTGGGACACGCAAGTGGCCGGTGTGCAGACATTCACGCCCGACAAGTACGACGACATCCGCAAGCTGCTCAAGCCTGCGGGCGGTGGCGGCACGACGCCGCAGTGCGTGGTTGACTACATCAAGGAGAACCGGCTGAAGTTCCAGTGCGGCATCTGGCTGACGGACGGCTACATCGGCAACGAGCCGAGCGGGCTGCAATTGCCTCAACTGTGGGGCGCGGTCGAGAACGAGAGCTTCAATGCGCGGACTGGGAAAACAGTTCACATCCGTGTTTGACTTCTGGCACCCCGGCACTTTCCACATTGTCGGGGTGCGTCAAGGAGCCACCAACATGGGGACGCTGTGCATGGCAACCGACGAGGACGCGATTGTTGTCAGCAACAAGCAGGCGAAACGCCTGCTGTTCAGGCTGGAGAAGATGCACTGGGCCAACGCTTCGCTGCGCGAATGCAAGGACTGGTTGGCTGCGGACTTCAACTACTACTTGAACGACCCGCAAGCCCAGTTCATCGAGCTTGTGTTCGACAAGCAGAAGGCATGGTGCCGTTACGAGAAGTATCTGGAGCGGTTTGGTCACTACGTGCGACGGAGAGAGGAGCGCGATGGAAAAGCAGTACGCACGGATGTCACCGGAAGCCGCCGTTGATCGCTTGGAGAAGCACATCTGGAGCGATGGGCGGAACATGCGTGACTACCCCGCCAAGCTGTTGCAGAGATACCTCGATGGGGAAGTCGTCATGGAGGTGTGCGTTGGCTACAAGAACGGCTACGCACTGAAGTGGGTGAAGGTTGACATGGTGTACTACATCGAGCGCGCAGCGGATTTCGTGCGCAGGGCATACGGAGAAGAGCATGCTGAAAACGGTAGTTAACTTCAGGCACGACGAAGGCAAGCTGGGCATCGACGCGTGCCTCACGCGCGAGTGGGACCCGCTGCTGGTGAGCGCAGCGGGAGCGATGTACCACATCAACCACGAAGCAGTGCAGCCGTTGTACGACGCATCACCGTTGTTCGCAGGAATGGAGGAGTTGTGCCGAGCGCAGCGTGGAATGGTCACGCGCTCAGTGATGGACAGCGCCATCAAAGGGCCGTTCGTCATCGACCACGAAGTACCGCTGTCCGACAAGGAACTGATCACATGGTATCGGGCCAACAAACGGAAAGGTCGCAAATGAAAATGGAAAACGTTACCCCTCGCTACAACATCGACACGTGCGCGATGATCGTTGAGTTCAACGCATCCGTGTGGACGGCACGCAAGCTCGACCGCAAGACGACCGATGAGGTCATCGTCAACAAGCACGCCAAGGCGACTGACGCGGCGCGGGTGAACAAGCACCTGCTCGCTGGCCGCAACGAACTGGAGAACATCAACAAGTACGTGGCGGCGACGCGCGGCTTCGTGTACGACAACACGCTGCCGTGGTCCGACAACGGCCAGCGGCTGTTGCCTGCGCTGAAGTTCATGTGGTTCGATCAGGCCATGCGCGAGCGTCAGGACGAGTTCGACAACATGGTGGCTGACTTCGTGAAGGTGTACCCGACGCTCATCACGGCGCAAGCGATGGCGCTGGGCTCGATGTTCAACCGCGACGACTTCCCCTCGCCCAACGAGATCAGGGCGAAGTTCGGCTGGTCGCTGGGCTACCTGCCGGTGCCGACTGCGGGCGACTTCCGCATCGACGTGGGCAACAAGGCGCAGGCCGAGTTGCAGGAGCGGCTGGAAGAGCTTGCCAACAAGCGCGTGGCTGACGCCCACAAGTCGTTGTGGGATCGGCTCAACGAGCATCTGGGTCGGATGCTCGACCGGCTGCAAGTGGACGTGATTGCGGGCGAGGAGAAGCCGCGCAAGTTCCACGACACGCTGGTGACGAACGGGCTGGAACTGTGCGATCTGCTCAAGGGGCTCAACATCACTGGCGATCAGGACTTGGAGAACGCACGGTCGGCGCTTGAGCGGGTGCTGCTGGGGCTCGACCCCAACGATCTGCGCAAGGACATGATCACGCGTCAAGGCGTGCTGAAGGAAGTCAAGGCGATCACCGACAAGTTCTCGTTCTGAGGAGAAACCATGAGGAAGCTGATTGCTGTGTTGTGCGCTGCTGCATTGGCGTTGTCAGGGTGCGCGTCGGTGGATACGTCCTACCGGCCCGTGGTCGATACGAAGGGTGTTGACATGAACAAGTACGAGGCTGATCTCAACGAGTGCAGGCAGTACGCCAAGCAGGAGTTGGATGCTGCGCAGGGGGCAGCGGCGGGCGCTGTGGCTGGTGCGCTGTTCGGTGCGGCTATCGGTGCCGTGCTGGGCTTGCGTGGCAACGACCTTGCACAAGTGGCAGGCGTTGGTGCGGTTACGTGGGGGACGGCTGGCGCAGGCGGGGCACACCGCAGTCAGACGGACATCGTTAAGAACTGCCTCGCGCAACGGGGCTATCGCGTACTGGGGGGCTGATGCACGCACTCTCGCGCACGCGTTTCCAGCAGTACGTTTACGAGCGTTACATGGAGCACGGGCAGCGGTTCAACCCGCCGACCGATGAGACGTTCATCGACGCCTTCAACAAGGGCGACATGTTCCGTGTCAAGGTAGTGACCATGATCGACGGCAAGGCGCACTGGCCGCGCTGGGGCTACGTCGGCATCACGACAGGCTGGAGCCCTGCGTTCCTGTTGATGAAGCGCCGTGGGGCACACGGGTCGAGCGATCTGCTCAACCCGCTGGTGGACAAAGTTGTTGAAACCAAGTGGCTGAATGAAAGGCCGAGGAAAAGGCGATGAGAAAAGCAACGAGCAAAACGGGCGGGTACATCAGCTACCTCAAGACGTTGCCGTTGTTGCAGGCGCTGTGGTGGTACATCGAGAACGTCAGTAGCGACGACCCGGATCAGGCGACGTACTTCTTCTACCTGAGAGAGCGTTACCGCAAAGAGGAGCAAGCAAAATGAAAGACCTGTTCACGATCATGCCGTACAAGGAAGCACCGAAGGATTCCCCGAAGCCCATCCGCATCTGGGACGCCAAGAAGAAGCGCCACTGCGTGGGCCGCTACTACAAGTACCACCGCAACGCGCACGACGGCGCACTGCTGATGTCGCGCTGGTCGGCTGTGGGCGACACGCTGGAGATCATCGACGCGCGCACCGGCAAGTTGCTGGGGCAGTACACGCGCAAGGCCAACAGCATCAGCTACATGGCTCCGGAGTACGTTGCACCGAAGGAGACGAAATGAACCAGCCGCGCTACTTCACGACCAGCATCGAGGGCAGCACACCCGAGGGTGTGCATCGGCGGTTCACGGTCGAGTGGTCAACGGAGAACGACGAGATTGCGCTCATCTTGCACACGATCTACGAGCCGCGCATGGATGAGACACAGACGCACCTGCTGATACAGCGGGAAGCAGCACAGATGTTGTTCGAACTGTTCGGTGCCCTGCTGCACAACAAGCATCTGCTGGAGCAACAAGCGGTCAAAGGAGAAGAGGAATGAAAGCCTACCGAGTAGACGGCGTGCGCGACGAGCACTTCGCGCCCACGCTGAAGGATGCGCACGACAAGGCGAAGTACTTCGTGGCGTGCGCCTGCGGCTGGCAGGACGTGCGCATCGAGGAGGTGGAGGTGCAGGCGGACAAAGAGGGCGTCATCGCCGCGCTGAACAAGGAGCCGCTGTTCAAGCGCACCGGGCGCGTGTGGGAGTTCAAGTCCGGACGGCTGGGGCTGGAAGAAGTGGAGGCGGAATGAAACGCGAACTGAACGAGCAGCAACTGGCAGCACTCCGCAAGAACGCAGCAAAGGGACGCAAGAAGCTGGCGCAGATGCGCAAGGCGGGCATCCCGATCAAGAAGCCCGGGCCGAAGAAGAACAAGGCGGTGGAGATTCCGCTGGCGATGGTCCCGGCTGGCCCGCCGCCTGTCCCGGCGAAGCGCAGGGAAAGGGTGGCGTCGCGTGAGTCGGTCGATGCGCTGGCGCAGTTGATCGTAGCAACGTGGGCAGAAGTGGAACGCCGGAAGGGGACGCTGTGAACTACTCCTTGGAACAGGAAACGGAAATCGTGCGCTTGCAACGCGACAAGGAAACGCTGATCGAGGAGTGCCAGCGGCTGCGCGAGCACATCGCGT